GAGTTTGATGATTTAGATATAGATTTTCTTGCCGAAGACTTTCTTGATGCAGAAGCTGATCTAGAGTTTACTGAACTAGATATAAATTATTTAGATGTAAATTTTTTAGAAGACTTACTTAATGTGTTAGATGCACTAGCTATATCCAAAGAGGAAGACCAGCTTAAACAAGGTGGTGTAGGTATTCGTATTGCAGGAACAGAAATAGGCCAAGATAAAGACACGCAGATAACTACTATCATATCTGGACAAAACATCAGCTTGACTAGAACAGTCAGCCAAAGTGCAAAGTTAAATCTTGATGGATCTGGTAGCTATACTGTTGTACTAATACAAGATGGTGTTTCAAATACAGTTAAAATAAATGGTGGATCTTCAACAACAATAACAATTAAGCAGGGTTCGGGATGAAAAAACTAATACCACTATCACTCATAATTATATTAGTTTTGCCGTTTATTTATCAACTTACGCCACTTGAGGTGTTAAAACTTAAAACTTTTGATGCTTTGATACCCGAACAGAAAGAAAGTGGTAATTTTGTAATACTTAATATCACTGAAAATGATATTGCAAATGAGGGTGGTTATCCTTTATCAAGACAAACATTGGCACAAATACACATCAACCTTTTGCGTAAAGGTGCTATAGGTGTTGGTTGGGTTATGGCTTTTCCGCAACCAGATAGATTTGGCGGTGATTTTGAGTTTATGCAAGCACTCTCTTTTTCTCCTAGTGTCCTCGCAATGTTTGAAGGTAAAGGTGCATACCCCCCTACATCTGGAACCGTAATTCTAGGACCAGAAACTGATGCTGGAATTATGACAACGGGTGCTATACAAAATATAGATATCTTAAAAGAAAACGCAACACAAGGTATAGCCGTTGCTAGAACAGATTTAGATAATTTAGTACGTAGATTGCCGTTACTCATGCGAACTCCCGATGGTTGGGTGTCTGCTTACGGCACAGAAGTCTTAAAAGTTTTAGCTGGAGCAGACACTTATATTATAAGAACGAATGATAATGGTATTGAAGAAATACGCGTAAGAGGCCTTCCACCTGTTAAAACAGACTCTTTAGGGCGTAGGTGGATAAGTTTCGTGAATACCCCACAGACTGATCTTGCTGAAATGGATGTAGAAAATAAATTTGTGTTTGTAGGGTTTACGGCAAAAGGAATCATGCCACAAATAGCCACTCCGTCTGGACTACTTGAACCGCATAAGATACAAGCAGCTCTAGCAGAATCTATACTAATAGAAAACAGTCCGTACATCCCTGACTATTCTCTAGCTGTTGAGTTAGCAATCTTAATAACAGGCATAGTAATGATGTGGGCGTTGATAAACTTTTTGGGGATAACTTTGGGTATAAGTTTGGCCGTGTCCGCTATGGCTTTGACCTTATTTGGTGGATATAGCGTAGTACAACAAGGCTTATTAATTGATGTAACCTGGACATTTATAGCTGAGTTTATAACAGCGGCCATCACTTTCTATCTGAGATTTAGAGAACAGTACAAACTAAGACAACTTATAAAAAAACAATTTGAACATTATTTAGATCCTCGTCAGATTGCTATTTTGCAAAAATCACCAGAAAAATTAAAACTAGGCGGAGAAAAAAAATACGCCACATTCTTATTTACGGATGTGCGTGGATTTACTGCTTTATCTGAAACATTAGAGCCTGAACAAGTCACATATATAATGAATAAGGCCCTGACAGCACAACAAAAAGCAGTACAAAAACATGGAGGAATGGTAGATAAATACATAGGTGATGCCATGATGGCTATATTTAACGCACCGTTAGACTTAGATTTTCACGAAAATAAAGCTATTGATTGCGCCAAAGATATACAAAAAAATATGGAAGAGTTAAACGTAGAACTATTGGAACAAGATATAGATCCAGTAGCCATAGGTATAGGCATCAATACTGGATATGCAGTTATAGGCAATATGGGAAGTGAATCAAGATTTGATTACACCGCTATAGGCGATGCAGTAAACACCGCAGCAAGATTAGAAAGTGGAACTAAGGAAGCAGGTAGAGATTTGTTAATTGGCTACAATACTGCCATAAAAAGCGATTATAAGTTAGAATTATTAGATCCCTTAAAGGTTAAGGGCAAAGAAAAACCATTAGAAGTATACACATGGGATTTAAGTTAAGTTTAATTTTAGGTGGACTGTTAGTAGTAACAGTTGCAGGATCGGCTTGGTATATAGATTATCAAGCAGATCAAATTACTACACTTAAAGGTAATCAGATAGTTCTAGAAACAGAAATACAAAAACAAAACGAATCTATAGAGCGTTATCTAGAGCAACAAAAAAACCAACAAGTACAACTTGATCAACTAGAATCCGAAAAACGTGCAGCTATGGAAGACGTCAATAGACTACGTAAAACCTTTGCAAAACATGATTTAGATAAATTAGCTTTAGCAAAACCAGGACTTATACAAAACAGAATTAACAAAGCGTCTGCTAGAGTTATGGCTACTTTAGAAGAGATTACCAACCCAAACCAATTTGATGAAAAACCTACTACTAATTAGTTTATCTTTAATGATGGCCAGTTGCTCTTTGATGCAATCTTCGGTCAAACCTATACAGGTAAAAAGTATTGCTGAAAGACCACCAATGTATCATCCGCCGTTGCCGTATCCTATGAGCCTATCGGAGGTTGATTGGGAAATTATGACTCCTGAATTGATGGAACAATACTTACAAAACTTAGAAAATGGTGATGCACCAAGACGTGCTTACTACTCTTTATCAAGTAAAGAATATGAAAATCTAAGTATGGATATGGCTGAAATTACCAGGTGGAGCAAGGATATTTTATCTATTATCAAGTATTATAGAGAATACGATAAACAAGAGGAAAAGACTGATGAGTAAGACACCTGACGAATTTGTATACAGAGCTACATTAGATCGTATAGTTGACGGAGATACTTTTGATTGCATCTTAGATCTTGGTTTTGACGTAAAACTACATAAACAAAGAGTACGTTTGGCAGGAATAGACACCCCAGAATCTAGGACAAGAAACCTAGAAGAAAAAGCATTAGGTCTGAAAGCAAAAGAGAGACTCAAAGAACTTTGCGAAGGCACATTTAGAATCAAATCTCTTGGGAAGGGTAAATATGGAAGGATTTTGGGAGTTCCTTATACGGCAGATGGAGAGGATGTTTGCCAAAAACTTATTGACGAAGGACACGCAGTTGAATACTGGGGCGGTACTAAAACAGGACATATTAGAAAAGACGGTACTTGGGGAGAGTAACATGAAGATATCTGAAGAAGGCATATCTTTAATAAAACATTACGAGGGATGCCGCTTAGAATCATATCAAGACTCAGTAGGTATTTGGACAATTGGATATGGGACAATTAAGGGTGTCAAAGAAGGCGATCAAATAAATCAAGACGAAGCAGAGCATTTATTACAAGAAGAAATGCCAGAGTACGAAGGGTATATAAATGATATGGTTGAGGTGCCTTTACAACAAAATCAATTTGATGCGCTTTGTTCTTGGGTTTTTAATCTGGGTCCAAATAATTTGAAGTCTTCTACTCTTTTGGCAGTATTGAATCAAGGCAAATACAAAGATGTTCCAGAGCAAATCATCAGGTGGAACAAGGCTGGAGGAAAAATTTTAGAGGGATTGAAAAAAAGAAGAGCATCTGAATCTCTATTGTTTCAGGGCAAAGAATGGGAGAATGTCTAAATGGCATATACTAAGTTAAATTTAAAACCAGGTATTAACAGAGAAGGAACCGCCTACGATAACGAAGGAGGATGGTTTGACGGCAATCTAATCCGTTTCAGAAATGGTCACGTAGAAAAACTAAAAGGATGGGCCAAGTTAGGTATAAATACTTTTCTGGGAACTGCTAGGGCTTTGCACAACTGGATGGGTCTTGGAAGTAATCTTTATTTAGGATTAGGTACTACTTTCAAATATTATATAAAAGAAGGCGATACTTATAGTGACGTAACCCCTATAAGGGCTACTACTACTAACGGTATTACCTTTGCTGCAACAAACGGTTCTTCTACTATAACAGCTACTGATTCTAGTCACGGAGCGCAGGCCAACGACTTTGTTACTATATCGGGTGCCGTTTCTTTAGGTGGGGTTATAACTGCTGCTGTTCTTAATCAGGAATATCAAATAGCAACAGTACCATCTTCTAATACTTATACGTTTGTTGCTAAAGATACTAGCGGAGATGCTGTAACTGCCAACTCAAGTGATTCAGGTAACGGCGGTTCAGGAGTAGATGGTGCTTACCAAATAAACGTAGGATTAGATACTTATGTTCAATCAACAGGGTGGGGTGCAGGTCTTTGGGGTGCAGGAACTTTTGGATCATCAAGTGCGTTAAGCGCGTCTGGTCAGCTAAGACTATGGACACATGATAATTTCGGTGAAAATTTAATTATAAATCCACGTGGAGGTGGTATCTTTAGATGGAAGGAAGACGACGGCACTAGCACCAGAGCAGTTGCTTTATCTGGTATTACTGGAGCAAACCTTGTACCTACGGTAGCGTTACAAGTTATTACATCAGAAGTTGACAGGCATTTAATTGTTTTAGGTGCTGATCCCATATCAGGTAGTACAAGAAGCGGTTCAGTAGATCCGATGCTTATTGCTTTTTCAGATCAAGAGAATGAACTGGAGTTTGAACCATTAATAACTAATAGTGCAGGATCTTTGCGTATATCTAGCGGATCAAAAATAGTAGGCGCAGTTAAATCAAGGCAAGAAATAGTTGTATTTACTGACACCTCTTTATACAGCATGCAATTTGTTGGACCACCTTTTACATTTGCAGTAAACCTTATTAA